TTATACACTAAATCTTTGATGGACACTACAGCGTTATGTATGAATCATGGACTACAGTTGCAAATTTATTATATGTTTAACGAGTCTCTTATAACAAGAGCTAGAAACTATTGTGTTGCTAACTTCTTGAAGAGTGACTCAGATTACTTACTATTTATAGATAGTGACATAGCGTGGAATGCAATGGACTTAGTGTATATGTGGCATTTATTAACAGAAAATCCAGAACAACTTAAAGTGTTCTGTGCATTATACCCTAAGAAAACAATAGCTTGGGAGAAAGTATTACATGCGGCTAAATCAGGTGCATATGACAACGATCCTACAGGACTAGAAAAGGTAGCTGGAGACATGGTATTTAATCCGTTAGTGGACGAATACCCAATGGGACAAGCTCCTATCTATGAACCAGTAAAAATTAAAGAAGGTGCAACAGGATTTATGTTTATACACAGATCTGTGTTTGAAGAATATGACAAGCATCACCCTGAAAGATTATACACTCCAGACCATTTAAGAGAGGGAGAGTTTCAACCAGGAGAACAGATTATGGCATATTTTGATTGCATAATTAATCATCAAAACAGATATCTTAGTGAAGACTACATGTTCTCAGAAGTAGTACGAGATATGGGAATAGATATCTATGCACTGCCAATGATAGAATTAATGCATTGCGGTACGCACATCTTCCAAGGTAAATTGGCAGATATGGCACAGGCTGGAGTACATGCTACTCTCGCTCCTGAGGACGTTGGTAAAGTCACAAAGCAACAACTAGGCAGTGACCCCCAACTAGATGATGATAATCTAAGTACAGCTGGTGGGAATGAAGCAGAGAAAAATAGTTCTTGACACGAGTTTAAAAAGTTGGTATAATATGTTACTATTTAATTGGAATGAGATAATGAAAGTAAGCAAAGGAGACATTGGTGAGATAATCCAAATCCTTCGTATAATTACTTACAAAATCAAAGCTAAAAATTACTACGATAAAACTTTTAAGTTTTACAAGTATCAGTTCGGTGGTACTAGTTTTATCCTAAACCCAAAGGATTTGCTAGAACACGGACGCGGATTAAGTGATAAAGAAGTAGCGGAGTATGCAGGTGTCGCATCATTCCGTAACTATCACGAATATCTGAAAACAAAAGACACCACACTAGATTTTCTGATGTCACCGATATCAGAAGAAATTATAACTAAAAACAGACTGCTTGAATTAAAAGATGGACGGGTACACTTTTTGTTCGAGGAGACATGGAGATAAATTATGGCTATTGGCTTTAATACAACAAAGGGCTCAGCCCAAAAAGATAAAATTGAAACTTACAACTACGCAGGTAAAGAAGACCATCACGTAAGACTGATTGGTGACTTACTACCTAGGTACGTATATTGGATTAAAGGGGAGAATGGAAAGAACATTCCTATGGAGTGCCTATCTTTTGATAGAAACTCAGAAACCTTTAACAACGTAGAACATGACCATGTTCGCGACTTTTACCCAGACTTAAAATGTGGATGGTCTTATGCCATTCAATGCATTGACTACGCTGACAAAAGTGTTAAAGTTTTGAATTTAAAAAGAAAACTATTCGACCAAGTACTAGTAGCTATGGAAGAGTTGGGAGACCCAACTGATCCAGTTACAGGCTATGACATTCATTTCAAAAGAAAGAAGACTGGCCCACAAGTATTTAACGTAGAATACCAATTAGCAGTTCTAAAGTGTAAAGCTAGAGAACTAGAGGACTGGGAGAAAGAATTATTGGCTAATCTTAAGTCAATGGATGATGTTCTTACCAGACCAACTGCAGATGCACAGTTAGAACTTCTTAGAAGAGTTAACGATCAAGGTAGCGAAGCTCCTGAAGATGTATCAAGTGAATTTGACGTTAGTTAAGGAGAAGTTATGTTTAAACCACGAATGACAAGTATCGGGGACGAGTTCCCGCATTTTACACTACAAGGTGTAGACAAGGATAACAACTTTATAGAGGTTTCTGTATCGAAAGAATATGAACCTTTGAAGCATGATTACACAGTAATCTACTTTTATCCTAAAGACTTTACTTTCATATGCCCAACAGAAATCGCGGGAATGGATATGTTAGTAGATGAAGCAAATGTCATTGGTATAAGTGGTGACAATGAGTTCTGTAAATTAGCTTGGAAACAATCTAATGAACTCATTGGAAACATACAACACTCGTTAGCCGCAGATTGCGGTATGGGACTTGCTTCTAACCTAGGAATAGTAAACGAAGAAGCAGGCGTATGTTACAGAGCTACTTATATTATTGATAAGAACAGCGTAATACAACATATTAGCGTTAATACATTAGACACAGGCAGAAATGCTCATGAGGTTCTTAGAACTTTACAAGCAATCAAAGCTGGCGGTCTTACAGGGTGTGAATGGACACCTGGGGATGAATTTGTAGGATGATTTTATTTACAGCAGATTGGCATATTAAATTAGGACAGAAGAATGTACCACGCTCTTGGGCATGTACAAGATATCAGATGTTCTTTGAACAAGTGCAGGAAGCAGTAGATAATCATGAAGTTGATCTTCATATCATAGGCGGGGACTTGTTTGATCGAGTCCCTTCTATGGACGAACTTACTTTATATTTTGACTTTGTTAAAAGAACACAAGTAAGAACAATTATCTATGATGGCAACCATGAAGCCACTAGAAAAAATAATACTTTCTTTGATAACTTAAAGAGAGTAACAAATGAACTTAATCCACTAGTAAGTGTGATTACGGAAACATACTATGAAGATGATTGGTGTATACTGCCTTACGCAGATTTACATAAAAAGAATAGTATAGAAACTATAGATGCAGAGTATCTATTTACTCATGTGCGTGGAGAGATACCGCCACATGTACAACCTGAAGTAGATTTAGAAAGATTTGATAAGTTTAAAGAAGTGTATGCAGGAGACTTACATGCTCACGAGAATACTCAACGAAATATTGTATATCCTGGCTCACCAATGACCACATCTTTCCATAGAAACAAAGTCCGAACGGGGTATCTAATTATAGATAACAGTTGGGACTGGACATGGCATGAATTTGACTTACCACAGTTAATCAGAAAGACTGTTACCGATCCGAATGAGATGGTACAAACAGACTTTGACCATACTATCTATGAAATAGAAGGAGATGTACAAGACTTAGCACAAGTTAAGAACTCCGATCTACTCGACAAAAAAGTAGTTAAACGACAGACAGATGCAACATTAACCTTGACTAACGAGATGTCAATGGAAGATGAATTAAGTATATATTTGAAAGAGATTTTATCTCTTGATGATGAAAAAGTAAAAAAATTAATGGGAGTTTTTAATGATTATTCTACAAAAACTGAAATGGGATAATTGCTTCTCTTATGGAGCAGACAACGAGTTAGATCTTTCCAAAGATACACTCACACAACTAGTCGGAACAAACGGCGTAGGTAAATCTTCTATACCTTTAATATTAGAAGAAATACTATTTAACAAGAATAGTAAAAATGTAAAGAAAGCGGATATAGCAAATAGATATGTTAACAAAGGGTACGATATTAGTCTTGATTTTACTGTGGACAGTGACGTATACAACATTACTGTTATACGGCGTTCTACACTCAAGTGTAAGCTAACAAAGAATGGAGAAGATATATCTTCTCACACAGCTTCTAATACTTACAAAACTTTGGGTGATATATTAAGTATTGACTTTAAGACTTTTTCACAACTAGTGTATCAAAACACTAATGCATCACTACAGTTTTTAACTGCTACAGATACAAACCGTAAAAAGTTCTTAATTGACCTGTTAAAACTGGACGACTATGTTTCTTTCTTTGAGACATTTAAAGAAGCCGTAAGGGCAAATTCTAGTGATGTTACAGTTATCAACGCGAAACTTTCAACTATTGTAAAATGGTTAGAAGATAATATTCTCGAAGATAGTTCCATACTTGATAAAAAAGATTTACCATTTTACTCGGAAGAGAGTGAAAAGTCTTTGCGTTCTTTATTAATAGAACTTGAAAATATCACTGAAAAGAATAAAAAAATAAATCTCAATAATCAACTTAAACACCAGCTTGCTGATATAGATTTGCATGAGTACAAAAGACAACTTGCAAAATACGAAGAAGAAAAAGATACTAATGATGCTGTTTCTTCTGTAGCAACTTGGAGGTCTGAGATGGTTCATGAAGAAAGAATGCTTACCAAGTATCAAAAGTTACTAACCTTAGACGATATGGTTTGTCCAACGTGTGAAGGAGAAGTTAATGAGATGTTTGTAAATGGTATGATAACAGAGCATACTGAAAGACGAGATAATTGTGAAAAATTCACACAGGAAGCCGCACGAAAGTTGCAAAGGCTAGAGGAACAAAATGCGATTTATAGGACAGCCGAAAGAGAAGTGGCTAATTGGGAAGACCTCTACAGGTCTATCGACCACAACCTCACGACCACAGTCCTCTCAGAAGATGACTTACAAGAACAAGTTGGTAAACTTAGTGAAGAAATTACCAATGCTAAATCGGTTCTTCAGGAAGTAATTAGCGAAAATGAAAAGAGAGAAAGACATAACACCAGAGTTGGAATTATACTCGAACAGACTGCGGAGTTTCAAAGTCAGCTTAATGCACTTCAATTTGAACTATCAGGTAAAGAAGAACACTTGGCGGCACTTGAAACGCTTAAGAAAGCATTTTCTACCAATGGATTATTGGCATACAAAATAGAATCTTTAGTAAAAGAACTAGAAGTTATGACAAATGATTATCTAGCAGAGTTTAGTGATGGTAGATTTAGTATCAATTTTGTTGTTACTAACGACAAACTAAATGTAGAAGTATCAGATAATGGAAACATTATTGACATACTAGCTCTATCTAGTGGAGAACTAGCCAGAGTGAATATTGCGACATTAGTTGCAATACGAAAACTCATGACATCTATTAGTAGAAGTCAAATTAATGTCTTGTTCTTAGATGAGGTAAATCAAGCCTTAGATGAGCAAGGTAAAGAGAAAGTAGTAGAAGTTCTATTAAAAGAAGAGAGACTAAATACATATCTAGTATCTCATGGTTGGACACATCCACTACTAGAAAAAATAGAAATAATAAAAGAGGATAATATATCATGTTTAGATTCATAACCAAATGGTGGAACATACTAGTCGGCAACGACGTAAACAGAGATGGAAAAGTAGATATCAAAGATAGTCTTGCTAAGGCAGAAAAGAAAGCAAAGATAACTACTCAAAACATCGGGGAATAATTTAGTTCTTGACACGAGTTGAAAAACCTGTTATAATATACAATATTGGAGAAATATGAAAGTAGAAATTTATAGTATACCAAACTGTTCTTACTGCAAGAAGGCTAAGTTCTTAGCTGACCATGTAGATGAAGTAACAGAGGTATCATACAAAATGATTGGAAAAGATTTTTCTGCGTCTGACGTTAGGGATAAGTTTCCTGGTGCTAGAACATTTCCACAGATACTAGTAGACGATAAACATATCGGTGGTTATGTGGAACTGGAGAAATTGATTGGTTAACAGTAGACGTAAAGGTCATGATGCAGAGCTCAAAGCTGCTGCAATGTTAAAAAGAATTACTGGATTAGAGTTCGTACAGACTCCTGGTAGTGGCTCTGGTAAAATAAAAGGGGACTTATGTGTACCGCACAAAAAGAACCTGTTCTGTATAGAGATTAAACATTACAAAGATATGGGATTCAATCACAAAGTATTTACTCAAAAGAGTAACGTATTTGTGAATTGGTGGTCTAAACTTTGTAAACAATCTGAACAGATGAACCAAGAGCCATTGCTTATTTTCAAAGAAAACCACTCGCAGTGGTATGTGGCAACGACAAGAAAGCCACTTTACAAAAAACATATGTACATAAACTGGCTAGGGTGCTATGTCACTCTTGCTGATAAATTTTTAGAAACACAAGAGGTAAAATTTACAAATGGCGATACAATTTACGAGCCATGGAAAGCCGATCCCGAATGGGAACTTATTGATTGTTGATGGACTCAATCTAGCTTTTCGATGGAAACACCAAGGTACTACAGACTTCGAGCATGAATATGTAAGAACTGTACAGTCTTTGGCAAAGTCCTATAACTGTGGGGAGATAGTCGTTTTAGGCGATGGCGGTAGTAATTACCGTAAGTCTATCGACCCAGAGTACAAAGCAAATCGTAAGGAACGATATGCAGAACAAACACCTGCTGAGGCAAAAGAATTTGAAATGTTCTTAGCAGAATTTTCTACTACACTTAAAACTTTAAAACGTAAGGGTTATCTTACACTAAAGTATGCTGGAGTAGAGGCTGATGATATAGCCGCACTTATATGCCAAAACCGAGAAAACATAGGTGTAGATGAGATATGGATGATATCATCAGACAAAGACTGGGATTTACTAGTCGATGAAAAAATCAGTCGTTTTTCGACTGTAACAAGAAAAGAAACAACATTACTAAACTGGGATGAGCATTATGACTTTGACCCTTACTACTACTTGACTTACAAGGCGTTGACAGGGGATAAGGGAGATAACGTTCCTGGTGTAGATGGTGTCGGACCGAAACGTGCAACTCAATTGATTGAGCAGTACGGAGACGTCTTTGATATTATGGCGAGTTTGCCACTAGAAGGTAAGTACAAGTACATAGAAAACTTAAATGCTTTCGGTACAGAAGGACTAGAAGCTGGTGTAAAACTCATGGATTTAACATACGATGTCGATGCAGCAGTGCTAGGACATGGACAAGAAATTATAGGATTGGTAGAAAATTATGTCAGTGAAGATAGATTATAGTAAAGATTCTCTCTTGGATGAGTTCGCACATGCAACTCTAAAAGATAGATATATGATACCAGGTGAAACATCACCTCAAGAAGCTTTTGCTCGTGCAGCAGAATGTTTTGCGGATGATGAAGCTCATGCCCAAAGATTATACGACTATGTAAGTAATCTGTGGTTTATGTTTGCAACGCCTGTATTATCAAATGGAGGTACTCGTAGAGGATTACCGATAAGTTGTTTTTTAAATTATGTAGAAGATAGTAG